TCACCGCAGACTTGCTCAATCTGGGCAAAAACACTCTTCTCGGACAGTAGCCCATGCCTGACGCGAGCCGCAAACAGGAGTACCAATCCCGCAAGAACGCCATGTTTACTGAGCGTTCAAGCTGGATCAAGCGGTACCAGGACATCAACCAGTATCTGCTGCCCTACTCCGGCCGATTCTTCACGACGGACCGCAATAAGGGCGACCGCTCCTTCAATTCCATTTACGACGAGACCGCAACCTTCGCCCTCGACGTGCTGACCGCGGGCATGATGGCGGGTATGACCAGCCCCGCCCGGCCGTGGTTCAGGCTGGCCACTCCCGACAAAGACCTCATGGAATTTGACCCGGTGCGCTGGTGGCTCCACGATGTCTCCGAACTCATGCGCGACATCTACGCGAAATCCAATACCTACAACTCTCTCCATTCGATGTATGAAGAACTCGGCGCCTTCGGGAGCGCCTGCTCGATTATCGAGGACGACTTCGATACCGTCATCCACCACACGGTACTGACCGCGGGGGAATATGCCCTCGGGGTTGACGACCGTGGACGGGTTGACACCGTAGCCAGAGAGTTCGACATGACCGTCGGGCAGATCGTCAAGAAGTTCGTCCGGCAACCCAGCGGCGAGATGGATTGGTCGGGCTGCTCCGCCACCATCAAAAACCTGTACGACAACAAGAAACTCGATAGTTGGGTTACGATAAACCACATCATCCAACCGCGGGAAGACCGGGACACCACCAAGAAAGACGCGAAAAACATGAAGTTCGCCTCTTGCTACTTCGAGAACGCGGGCAAGGACGACGTATTCCTGCGTGAGTCCGGGTACCGGGGCTTCCCCGCCATCGCCCCACGCTGGGCCGTGCGGGGCGGCGACATCTACGGCAACGGGCCGAGCTTCCGGGCTATCGGCTCGATCAAGCAGCTCCAGCAAGAGCAGCTTCGCAAGGGGCAGGCCATTGACTATCAGACAAAGCCCCCGATCCAGATGCCCGCAGAGATGCGGAACAAAGGCTCGAACCTCTTGCCGGGTGGAGTGACCTTCGTACCGAGCACCGCGCAGGGCCATGGCATCCGCACCGCCTGGGAGGTCAACCTCGACCTCAACAATCTCCTCGCGGACATCCAAGACGTGCGTGGCCGGATCAACAAGGCTTTCTACTCCGATCTGTTTTTGATGATCTCCCAAGACAACCGCCGCACGCCAGCCACCGCTACCGAGATCGCCGAGCGCCACGAGGAGAAGCTGCTCATGCTCGGCCCGGTGCTTGAGAGATTGCACAATGAGATGCTTTCCCCGAAGATCGACCTGACCTTCCAGCGCATTGTTGACGCAGGGATCTTGCCCCCACCCCCGAAAGAATTGCAGGACGTGGATCTCAAGGTCGAGTTTGTTTCTACCTTGGCCCAAGCGCAGAAGATGGTGGGCCTCGGCTCTTTGGATCGTCTGCTCGGCACCGTGGGCAACCTGGCCGCGGGCAGCGGAGATGGAAGTGTCTGGGATAAGATCGACAAGGACCAGGCCATCGACCGTTACGCGGATATGCTCGGGGCAGACCCCAGCATCATCGTCGCAGACGACAAGGTTCTCGTCATCCGTGAGGAACGGGCGCAGGCGCAGCAGGCCGCCCAGCAGGCTGCGGCTATCCCAGCCGGGGCCAGCGCCGCCCGCGATCTCTCGCAAGCCGATACGAGCGGCAAGAACGCGCTCACCGACATACTACAGCAAGTCCAAGGCTACAACGCCAACGTATAGGAGAACGAAAGGGAGACAGTCACCAAAACATTCTGGTTACGGTAACGACCGCCGCCGCCACAGATGTCGCGTTGCAGGGCGTTGCAGTAGAAACCACCGAAGCATAACACCGAGGAGAAAATAGGCCGCGGCCGGGAGGCTTGTTGTCTTCGTCGAGGCCCCACGGTACTAGAGAGCCCCGTACCCGTGGAAAGACAAACAAAGAGTAGGATGATTGCAACATGACCGAGCACGACCCTTTTGATCTCTCAGGCCAGGAACGCACCGCCGCCACAAGCGCGACGGAGGAGCGACAGTTACGAGAGAAAGAACAGAGTGATCTTCGCTGGGTCTTGAGTACGAAGCAGGGCCGCCGCTTTATGTGGCGACTCTTGGGAAGCGCCGGGGTATTCCATTCAAGCTTTAGCACGAATAATGCTTCTATGGCTTTCAACGAAGGCAAGAGAAATCAAGGCCTGGAGCTGTTGAACGAGATCATAGAGCATTGCCCCGACAAGTACACCACAATGCTCGCAGAGCAAAAGGACACGAGGGATAAAGATGGAAACCGAGACGCAGACCGCCGGAACAAACACAAATGACACCGGAGCCCCTGCCGCAGCCGACACCGTACTGACCGCCCCGGCGGCAGCCGAAGGAGCAGCCCCAGCAGAAGGAGCAGCCCCCACAGGCGCCCCCGAAGAAGGGGCAGCACCCATGGGCGCCCCCTAGGAGTACGCGGACTTTGTTGTCCCCGAGGGCATGACGCTCGACACTGAGGTCACTGACGAACTCAAGGTCTTGGCCAAAGAGAAGAACCTGGGGCAAGAAGATACCCAGAAGTTTGTGGATCTTGGCACCAAGATCGTGCAGAAAGTGGAGACTCAGTACCGGGAGCAGATCGCGACTGTTCAAGCGGGCTGGCTCGAAGCTACCAAGACCGACAAGGAGTTTGGGGGCGATAAGTTGCAGGAGAATGTCGCAGTGGCAAAGCAGGCCCTCGACACCTTTGGCACCCCGGAACTCTCGAAGCTGCTCAACGAGAGCGGTCTCGGTAATAACCCCGAGATTATCCGCGCTTTTTACCGTGTGGGCCTGAAAATGGCCCCTGATAGGCTGGTCCCCGGAACGACCAAACCGGCGGGGGGAGCTACAGCAGAAAAGGCCTTCTACCCCTCCATGGACAAATAACTTTTTAAACAAACGATAAGGAGATACAAATGACCACTCTTGCAGCCACCCATCCGACCCTGTTGGATGTAGCAAAACAGCTTGACCCCGAGGGCAGCGTTGACAAACTGGTCGAGATTCTTGACCAGACCAACGAAGTTATTGCCGACGCGGTATTCATCGAAGCCAACGGCATCACCGGCCACCGTACCAGCATCCGGGCAGGCCTCCCCACTCCTACCTGGAGAAAGATGTATGGCTTTGTGCAGCCCACCAAAGGTACTGCCGTGCAGGTCACGGACTCCATGGGCATGATGGAGGCGTACGCCGAGGTAGATCAGGCTCTTGTCGATCTCAACGGCAACACCGCCGCTTTCCGGCTCAATGAGGACCGGGCGCACATCGAGGGTATGAATCAGGAGTTTGCCTCTACCCTGTTCTACGGTAACGAGTCCTCTGAGCCCGAGGCTTTCACCGGTCTTTCGCCCCGGTATAATGATCAGTCCGCCGCCAACGGCGAGAATATCCTGACCTCCGCTGCCACCCCGGACAACACCGACAACGCCTCTATCTGGCTGATTGTCTGGGGACCGAACACCATCCATTGCTTGTATCCCAAGGGCTCCATGGGCGGGCTGAAAGTCACCGACAAGGGGCAGGTAACACTTACCGACAGCAGCGGCGGGAACATGGAAGCCTACCGGACCCATTACCGTTGGGATTGTGGCCTCTGTGTCCGTGATTGGCGGTACGCTGTCCGGATCAACTTCGATCTGGAAGACGTGACCGCCGCCGGCACCTCCGGCCCGGTTTTGTCTCAGCTCATGGGCCAGGCCATCCGCCGCATCCCCAGCCTCGGCATGGGTCGCCCCGCTTTCTATGCAAACCGCGACGCTCTCGACGCCATTGACCTTCAGGCCAATTACAAGGGCAACATGGCGTTCAAGACCATCGAGGACGCGCAGGGCAAACTGGTCGATACCTTCCGCAAAATCCCGATCCGTCGGGTTGACGCGCTTCTGAGCACCGAGGCCGGTATCTAACCCCATTTTGAAATAACCGCCGGGGGCAACCCCGGCTCCTTAAAAGGAGCACTACCATGATACTTGATGAAAGACTCGAATTTGCTGACGCCGCCGCTATCGCCCTTGCTGTTGGCAATGCGATCATGCCCAACTCCGATGTTATCGACCTCGGGGCAACCCCCACCCTGCGCAACCTG